CCTTGAACATGGCCGAGCGTTGCAGGTCGCTCATGCTCCCGATTTTGCCCTCAATTTGCTGGAGAATGTCTGGCAACTTCCGCATGTTCCCGGCGGAGTCGAAGACACTGATTCCGTAGCGTTTCCAGGCGTCGGACCCGCGCATGGTTGCCATCTGCAAATCGCGCAGGACCATCCACAACTGCTGACCGGCGTTCTTGCCCTTGATGTTCTGGTTCGCGTAGACCATCAGGGCGGCGACACCTTCTTCCAGACGCACGCCATACATCCGCATCGCGGCAGCGGCTTTGTTCGTCAGGGCGTTCGCGAAATCCTCGACCGTGCCCAGGGCCTTGTTGTTGGCCATGGTCAGCACGTCGGAGACGTGCGCCATCTGCTGCACCTTGTCACCGGAGTTGTCGATCATCGGGCCGAGTGCCGCCACCGCTCCGGCCAGATACTCGCCCGCCTTTCCCATGTCGATCAATCCGGCCTGCGCGAATTGCGTGACCGTGCCGATCCCGCGCATCGACTCTTCTGCGGAGAGACCCGCGGACGCCAGGTCATAGTAGCCCTTGGCGATTTCAACGGCGCTGAACTTGGAGGTCTTCGCCATCTCGACGGCTTGGGCCGTCATCTGGGACTTCAGCCGCTGCCCCTGTTCGTCCATGATGGCGACCGAGTTGGTCATGGCCTCATCGAGGGCCGACCCAAACTCCGTCACCATCTTGACGATGCCGACAAGGGGAAGGGTAATCCCCGCCGTCATGCGGGAACCCATGAAGAACATGCGGCTTCCGAATCGCTCCATGGCGGATTCGGCTTTGGACAGGCCGGCAGCCACTCCGGACGCATCGGCGGAGACAGAAATGAAGAGGCTGCCGACCTGCATGGTTACTCCTGGGGGGACGATTCGCGGTCGCGTTTCTTCCGTTCGGCATCCAGGCGTTCGGCCCGCATCGGACGACCCAGCAGTTGCTGCGGCGTCATCCGTTGCTTCGACATGCCCATGCCGTTAATCAAGACCGCCACCCACTGGGCGATCCGTTCGGTCTGGTGCTCATCCCGCCACTCCCACCCTTCTCGAAGCAGGTGGAACTCGTTGGGAGTCAGCGCCATGAACTCCGCTGGACGGAGGGCCAACGGGCCGAAGGCGATTTCCTCGGCTGCGGTGATCCAATCCGTCCATCGGAAGTTCCCTACTGGACGGTGTCCGGGGGTGTCGGCGGCGGCACGGCCACCAGGACCGCCCCGCCCGCGTCGTTTTTTGCGGTGTCCTCGGTGTCCACAGATTCGGGACGACCCAGGGCGCCCTGGTCCATGGCGGCTTTGAAGGCGAGTTGCAGCGCCTCATCCACCCGGCCCCCCTGTTGCATGTAGTCCGTGAGCAGGTCGCCCACGCGCTCGATGGTCAGGGAGGAGTCCTCGTGCTTCAATCCCGCCCACAGCATCGCACGGGCCGTAGCGAAGATGGCACGGGACTTCATCAGCTGGGCGAACCCCATGCCCACTTCCTGTTCGAAGTCGGCGAGGGCGTTGAGGTCGAAGCGGAAGGTGCGGCGACGGATGACGCCTCGGGCGTTGGTCTCGAACGGCTCGAACAGGGTGAACGGAATCTTGACGACATTGGCCATTGGTATGCTCCATGCCACGTTCCGGGGGAGTTACGATGGGGCACCCACCCCATCCATAAGAAGCCCCGTGTGGCCGTTGACGATGGCGGGGGGATACCGGGGCATCCCCCCACCGGGGATCGCCGTCCTAAGGGGATCTTAGGGGGCGAGTTGGGGCCATTCCGGCCCCGGATGTTACGTCGTGGCGCGGCCCAGGTTCGAGGCGGCGCGGAAGGACGCCGACGCGGTGCCCAACGCGCCGACCTCTCCGGTCAGCGGGGGATACGATTCCAGCACCGCGCTGCCGGTGAAGTTGGGGTTCGTCGGGCCGACGACCGTACCCTTGACCGGACGGACCATGATGGGGAACGCCGCCGCGCCCACCAACGCGAACAGCGTGGCATCGACCGACGCTGCCGCGTAGTCCTGAAGGAACTCGACCTGGAGAGTCCAGTTCTTCAGTCCCGGCTTGTTCGAGCGCGTGCCCGAGGTGCCCATGACGGTATCGTCCAGCATCTCGGCTTCGTAGCTCAGCTGGACCGACTTCACGTGGTCCGACAGGTCCACGCTGTTGATGCTGACGAAGGCATCGGTGTAGGTGATGGTGGCCATTGCGCGTGTGCTCCTTGTCTACGAGAGAACGGTTACTGAATCCCGAACGAGTGGAAGATGGTGAAGGTCTGCGCCCCGGAGATCGTCCACTTCGCTCTCCAGTAGGTGTCCGTGATCGGACCAGCGGCTTCCTTCCAGTCCGCGCCATCCTCGGTGAACGTCGCATGCGTCAGCCGCGTGGTCGGCGTCGTGAATCCGGCGGTGTCGTCGGACTCGATGATGGCGACGATGCTGGGGACACCGCTCGTCAACGGGGCCAGCACGTGCAACGCAGAGTAGATGCGCTGCCCCGCCGCCACCGCGCCCATCTGGATTCCGGTGCTGTTGCTGGTCGTGGCGACGTTCCCACGCTTCATCAGCTGGCCGCGCACCAACGCCTGGTTGGAGTTCTGGCCCACCATGTTGGCCTTCAACAGCTGGCCCACTTCCCCGCTGGCCGGGTTGTAGGTCGCGTTGACGCCCTGAGTGAAGAACGTGCGGTCGCCTTCCGTTTCGCCCACCGGGGCGAACGACATCACTTCGCGCACGGCCGCGATGCGATTGAACAGCGCCAAGTCCGTCACGTCATCCCAGAAGATGTCCCCGTTGAAGGAGAACGTCTTCAGTCCCGGCTTGTTCAGGCGGGTCGCCGTGCCGACCCCTGGCTGAAACACGGTCACGTCGAGCATCTCTGCGCCGTACTCCAGCTGCAGAGAACTGTGCTGTCCGGAGAGGTCCAGGCCCCCCAGTAGCACCTTGCAGTTCAACATCACAGAACCGGCCATGGTCAGTCCTCCTCGTCAGCGTTGGGCTGCACCACGGGATCGGCTTCCGGCTCGACGGCCAATCCGCCAATCGCCACGAACCACTCGACCAGCGAGTCGGGCAACTGGCCGGTGAACACGTCACCGGGACCGAGCACGAAACCATCCGGGAGCAACAGCGGCTGCGTCCCGACGTTACGATACGTCATGGGGCCAATACCTCCTCACCGCACACGCGGCACATGTAAGCATTCGGGTACCCCATCCGCGCACAGGGATACCGCTCGTTCGCGGGATGGTCACACAGCGCGGCCGAGTCAGCCATCTCTGGCGAAGACATCGGGGGCACCGTGGGAGCGGGCGCGGGGGCGGGCACCTGCTGGATGGAGTTGATCATGGCGGTGATCTGTGTCGCCAACGCCTCGGCGGAGGCGCGGGTCGCCACCATCTGCAGGATGAGCAGGTTCACGGAGTCCATTAGCGTGCCGCTCGTATGTTGAAGACCACGGACTGCATCGTCCGACCGTTCTCATCGCGCCCGACATCCACGACCGGGTACGCCAACTCGGAATACAACACCTGCGTGCTGCCGGCCATCCCCGACCAGTGGTCCAGGGCGTTGATGATGGCCAGCTGTAGGGCGTTGGCCAACGGCGTCGTCCCGCCCCGTACCACGGCCTGGATGGTATACACGTCGGCAATGGGTGGAGCGCTGTGCGGCCCCATTGTGCGGATCGGCCGGTCGCCCCCGCGATGATGCAGCGAGACGCAGGTATCTGGGCTCATGGGCATGGTCCCAATGAATAGGCTCACACCGGAGGTGCCGATTCCCAGGGAGGCCAGATACGTGGTCAATCCGTCCAGTAACGCCATGGCTACAGCTTCACCGTGACCTTCGTCGTGTTCAGACGTGCGCCGCCAATCGTGCCCAATCCACTGTCAACCGGCACCGCCTTGACCTTGGGCTCCACTTTGGCTTTCAAGATAGCCAACGCCGTTCGCATGGTGCCTTCGACCAGCACCCGCTGGCGCCCCCGCATCGCAATGAAGGCATTTTCCAAGAAATGCGACTGGGGCGTGTGTCCGACCTCTGTGCTTTTCCCTTTAGTGTAGTTGATCTCCGCGCTTCCCCGAATGATCCCCTCATGCTGGATCAGCGCGTGTTCCGCCGTGTACCCGGCCGTGTAGTGGGACAGCCCGGACATTTCATCGAACGAGAACCCGGATTTCTGCGCCAGCTTGATGACATCGATCGCTTGGACGTTCGACGGCAAATACTCGCGGTCCCAGCCACCCGGTCCGATGAAGGCAATGTTGCCACTGTTGGCCATCCGCGTCGCAGGCAGCAATCCCATGCTTTTCGAGACGTACGCGCTGTCGTGCAGCGCCCCCGTGTCGTACGGCACCAGTTTCTGACTCTTGTTCATGATGGCCGAGGCCATCGCGCGGCTGGTCATCATGACCGTGGTCAGAATTACGGACGAAATGCTGTCTAGTGCGGAGGACGAGTGAATCGTCATCCCCGCATACACGCCATCTCTGCTAGTGGCAATACTGTCGGAAAGGGATTTCCCGACGCCCCAGGGTTGCGGTCTCCACGCCATGATTACTGCCCCTGCTGAATCGTCGAAAATGGGCGTGATTTCAACATCGGTCCCCGTAAGTCATTGAAAACAAACGATTTACTGACCTTGACGATGATACATCCAGCCGCACTGGATCTTCACGTGATGGTGGCCGTCTTCATCCGTGGCACGGGCCACGGCGAAGATCATGGGCGTTTGGTCCACCCAGGCGGGATCCCCGTCCAGGGTCAACTGATCCTCGGTGGTAATGACGGTGCCCCCCGCGTCAATGTAGACATCGAAGATGACCGTGGTATCTTGTTTTTCAGCACGACGGATGGACAACGCTTTTCCCGTGACGCGGGCACGAAAGGAAACAGCGGTACCAAAGACAGGTTTTCCGTACACGTCATTCGACACGAACGGCGCGACGGTGACGTGGTGAGGCATCATGCTATAGAACTCGTGCTCCATCTGCGTGCCCCACCCTTCCGAGAAGATTAGCTATCGTGGACGCCGATACGGAACGACGGCTGCACCAATT